CAGAATCTCCATCAGGAGCTGAAGCTACTCCTTTATATGCTGATAATATTAAATATTTAAATCTTTTATCAGCTGAAGAATTTGGAGCTACAGTTGAAGCTTATACATATCCAGATGAATTTGCTGAGTGTAATGGTGAAGCTAATATAGTTGCGGGTGTTGTTGCTGGTCAACAAAAACGTAAAATGTTTGGTATGAGTTATCAAACTAAAGTTGGAGATGCAGATGATCCAGAAAAAGGATATAAAATACATCTTATTTATGGTGCAAAAGCTGCTCCATCTGAGAAAGCTTATGCTACTGTAAATGATAGTCCAGAAGCTATCACATTCTCTTGGGAATTAACAACTACACCAGTTGATGTACCAAATCTAAAACCAACAGCATCTCTAGTAATTGATTCTACTAAAGTAGATGCTACTAAATTAGCTGAATTAGAAGGAATATTATATGGATCAGCTGAAAAAGAAGCTAGATTACCATTACCAGAAGAAGTTGCTAGAATATTTGCAGGAAATAATGCAAACACACAAGGATAATATAAAATTTTTAAAAGGAGTTCGCCAGCACTTAGCTGGCCTATTCCTTTTATATTTAAATTTGAAAGGAGAATAAAATCATGATAAGTAAAAATATTAAATATGTAGATTATAACGGAGTTGAAAGAGAGGAAACTTTCCTATTTAACCTATCTAAGGCTGAACTTATGGAAATGGAGATGGGAATAACCGGAGGATTAGCTGAAACAATTAAAAAGATTATTGAAACACAAGATCAACCATCAATTATTAAAATATTTAAGGATTTAATTCTTAAAGCATATGGTGAAAAAAGTGCAGATGGTAGAAGATTTCTTAAAGTTGATGAAAAAGGAAATCCTCTTTCAGTAGGTTTCTCTCAAACAGAAGCATACTCTAATTTATTTATGGAATTAGCAACAGATGCTGATGCTGCAGCTAATTTTGTAAAAGGGATAATTCCGGCAGATATTGAAATACCAGATCAAGATGTTAATAATCAGAAAAATAATATTCAATTATTATCTAATTCACAATCATAATATTTGAGGTGATAAGAGAATGTTAAAAATTATTATACCTGCTACTGAAATGTTTGATGATGTTAAACAAGAGTTTATTAAAACTAAAGAACACGTTTTACAATTAGAACATTCTCTTGTATCTCTTTCTAAATGGGAGTCAAAATGGCGGTAAACCTTTTCTTGATAATAAAACACCGAAGACTATAGCTGAAACAATGGATTATATTAGATGTATGACAATTACACAAAACGTAGATCCAGAAGTATATAATTTTTTAACAGCTGAAAACATCAAATCTATAAATGATTATATAGATGCTCCCATGACTGCTACTACATTTTCTCAACAAAATACTAGTAGAAGTAGAGAGATAGTAACATCTGAATTAATATATTATTGGATGATAGCTTTAAATGTGCCAATGAAATGTGAAAAATGGCATTTAAATAGATTATTAACATTAATAAGAGTATGTAATATTAAAAACACTCCGCCTAAAAAGATGAGTAAGAAAGATATTATGAGTAGAAATGCTGCTCTTAATGCCGCTCGTAGAAAACAATTAAATTCTAAAGGATAGGAGTAAATAATATGATAAGTATTAGACAAAAGGGTGATTTTTCAAAATTTAATACATTTTTAGAAAGAATCAAGGAAGTTGTAAAACTTGGAGATCTAGATCGCTACGGTAAAGCTGGAGTAGATGCCCTTGCGTCTGCTACTCCTAAAGATTCTGGTTTAACAGCTTCATCATGGACGTATGAAATAGTACGTTCGAATGGATCTGTATCGATTCAATTTAATAATACGCATATAAATAAAGGTGTTCCAATTGCCATAATATTGCAGTATGGTCACGGAACTAAAAACGGTGGTTGGGTTGAAGGAATAGATTATATTAATCCAGCTATACAACCACTTTTTAATCAAATAGCAGATGATGCATGGAAGGAGGTAACTAAGTTATGAGTAAAACCGTAGATCAGAAAGTTGTAGAAATGCGCTTTGATAACAAGCAATTTGAAAGAAATGTAAATCAGACTTTATCAACATTAGATAAATTAAAAGCAAAATTAAAGTTAACCGGCGCTTCAAAAGGGCTTGAAAATTTAAATTCAACTGCTAATAAAGTAAATATGAGTGGTTTATCTAATGCTGTTAATACTGTTAGTTTACGTTTCTCAGCACTAGAAATAGCTGGTATAACAGCTTTATCAAAAATAACTAATGCTGCTTTAAATGCTGGTACTAATTTAGTAAAAGCTTTAAGTGTGGATAATATTTATTCTGGTTGGGCTAAATTACAACAAAAAGCGAATTCAATGTCTACGTTAATTTCACAAGGCTATAATACAGAAGTTGTTGAAAAGCAATTGGAAAAATTAAACTGGTTTTCGGATGAAACAAGTTATAATTTTACAGATATGATCGATAACATTGCTAAATTTACAGCTACTGGTAAAGGATTAGAAGATTCTGTTACTGCTATGGAAGGTATTGCTTTGTGGGCAGCTAAATCTGGTCAGAATGCATCAAAAGCATCAGCCGCAATGTATCAATTGTCACAAGCATTGGGTGCTGGATTTATGCGTAAGGAAGATTGGAAATCAATACAAAATTATAGCATGGATACTGATGAATTCAGACAGGCTGTTTTAGATACAGCTATTGCAATGGGTACTTTAAAAAAAGTTAGCAATGATACATACAGATCTTTAACTGGCGATGGTAAATCATTTACCAAATCACAATTTGCAGAAAGTTTAACACAAGGACAATGGTTTACGTCTGATGTAATGATGAGTGTGTATAAAAAGTATGCAAAAGGTGCAGAACAAATGAAAAAAGTAATAGATACAATGTCAGAAGATTATAATATTGATTTTATAACTACTGATTTAATTAGAGCATATAATTCTTTAAAAGGTATAGACAAACAAGGTAGAACATTTGAGTCATTTTTATCAGATAATGGTGTTGAAGGCGAAGCAGCTGATAAACTAAGAGATATGATAAGTAATCTAGATGAATTTGGTATGAAAGCATTAGCAGCAGGTCAGGAATATAGAACATTTACAGATGTAATTGATTCAACAAGAGACGCTGTAAGTACTAAATGGATGGGTATATTTGAAACCATATTAGGAAATATAGACGAACAAAAAGAAATATGGACTACTATTGGTGAAAATTTCTATGAATGGTTCGCTGAACCGCTTAATGAAATGCAGGCTAAATTAACCAAATGGGTTGAATTAGGTGGTCGTGATAATTTATTTGAATCTTTAAGTAATATAGCTGAATCAATAGGAGCTATAATCAAACCGGTTAAAGAAGCGTTTAGAGAAATATTTCCAAAGAAGACAGCAGAAGATTTGGCAAATATTACTAAGAGATTTAATGAATTTACTAAAAATTTAAAAATTAGTGAAGAAACAGCTAATAAAATAAAAACTACTTTTAAAGGTTTATTTTCTGGAATTTCAATAGGTATAAACTTTGTTAAAAATTTAGGTAGTGGTTTATGGACTGTTGCTAAAGCTTTGTTTGGATTTTCTGGAAATATATTAGATGCCACTTCAAAAATTGGTGAGTTTTTAACAAACATTAAAGATGCTATATTTAGTACTAATGTGTTTGGGAAAATAATTAGTGGAATATCAAATTTTGTTGCTAATTTTGTGTCTAGTTTTAGTAAGTGGTTAAAAGGTTTTGGAAGTGAATTTTTACCAGCATTATGGAATACTGTAAAATCAATTATAAAAGCAATTTATCAAGCAATTGGAAGAATATTTAGTTCATTAGGTAATGCTATACAAAATGGTAATGCAGCTAAGTTTATAGACTTATTAAATAAAGGTTTATTTTCATTAATATTATTAAAGATTAAAAAGTTCTTACATCAATTAACTGGCGGTGGTACTTTACTAGATGCTTTAAAATCTTTTGTTGATAGTATCAAAGGAATAGCTGACAGTGTAGCTGGTGTTTTAAATACTGTTAAAGATGCATTAAAAGCATGGCAACATGAATTACAGGCTAAAACATTATTAAAAATAGCTGGTGCTGTAGGAATATTAGCATTATCTTTAGTAGTATTATCAGATATAGATAAAGATAAGTTGAAAAATGCATTAAGTGCAATAACTACATTATTCATTAATTTAGTAGTTGCGTTGAAGGTATTAGAAAAAGGAAACGTTTTAAAAGGTGCTTCTAAATATATGGGTCTAGCTATTAGTTTATCATTATCAGTTTTGATATTAGCTAGTGCTTTAAAGAAAATAGCAACATTAAATACAGAAGATTTAATCAAAGGCGTTATAGCTATAACAATAATGGTTAAATTGATGAGTGGTGTAATGCAAAAATTGGCTACTGATCAAAAAAGGTATATAAAAGGAGCTGCTGGAATAATAGCTATTGGTGTAGCTATAAGAATATTAGTTGGTGCAGTTAAAGAATTAGGAGCAATGAATTTACCAGATTTGGCTAAAGGTGTTGTAGCTGTCGGTGCTTTAATCGGTGCTTTAGGATTATTTATAAGATTTTCAAAAACAGAAAATGCAAAAATGGTTAAAACCGGTTTAGGTATTATTTTATTAGCTGCTAGTATAAAAATACTAGCTAGTGCTTGTAAAAATTTTGCAGAAATAGAACCGTGGGGTCTTGCTCGTAGTTTAGGAGCTATTGCTGCATTACTTATAGAAATTAGTGCTTTTTCAGCGTTTACCAGATTTTTTAAAAAAACTATAATAGCAGGAATAGCAATGAATATATTTGCTTTGGCAATAAAACAAATGGTAGAACCAATTAGGGAATTATCAAAAATAGATGAAACAGGCATAGATAAAGCTTTATCAGCTATTATGGGAGTTATGACTATTTTTACTCTTGTTATGGCAGCTTTAACATATATAGCAGCTAAAGGTGGTTTTATGGGCGGTATGAATATGACATTCGCTGCTGGTTCTATAAAAATGTTAACTAATTTATTAGGTAAAGTTGTTGAAGCTTTTCAAGGTTTTTCAAAGATAGATGATAGAGGTATTATTGTGTCAATTGTTTCTATTGTAGCTGCTATGACAACTTTAGTTGTTGCCACAAAAATGATACAAACAAAAGAAGCATTACAATTAATGGCATGTGTAATAGCGATTAATATACTTGCTAAATCTTTAGCTTTATTAGGAAATATTGGTTTAGTAAGTGTTGGAATTGGTGTATTAGGTTTGGCTGGTGCTTTTATTGTATTAACAATGGGTGCTAAAGCTTTAAAACCACTTATACCTACATTATTTAAAATTGCTGGTGCTATTGCTACATTATCTGGTTCATTAGTTTTATTAGGCTTAGCTATTGGTACTATAGGATTAAGTTTTGGTATATTTGCTGCTAGTCTTATTTCTGCATTCTTGGGATTTAAACTTATAGGATGGGATACTATAATTAAAGGATTAATAGGTATTGCTAGTGCATTTGTTATAATTGGTGTAGCGGCACATGTATTAAAACCAATGATAGGCTCTATATTTGCTTTAGCTGGTGCTATTGCTGTATTTAGTTTATCTGTAGCAGCAATTGGTGTTGGTATATCATTAATTGTTCAAGCACTATCAATTATGGCTGCTGTTGGAAAAGAAGGAGCAGAAGCAGCTGGTGTAGCTTTAAAAGCTTTAGTTTCTAATATATTAGAATTAATACCAATAGCTGTTAAACAATTAGGATTAGCATTAATGGAATTATTAATAGTAATTAGAGATATGTTACCTTTATTAGGAGAAATATTGATAGAAACTGTAAAAACGTTAATAAATGTACTAATAACATGTGCTCCTGATATTGTTAAAGGATTTTTTGAATTAATTGTTCAAGCCTTAACTATGTTGAATCAATATGTACCAACAATAGCTAATTTATTATTTGACTTTATGATAAATGTATTAAATACTTTATCTATAAGATTACCAGAATTTGTAACAGCTATTATTAATTTCTTGGCTAGATTATTTGATGCTGTTGTTCAAGTATTTAGTCAATATGGTGCCGGAGAATTATTGAAGGCTGTAACTGCTTTAGGTGTATTAACAATTGTTATGCATTTAATGGCCAGTTTAATACATATAATTCCTCAAGCAATAGGTGGTATATTGATATTTGGTGTTTTAATTACAGAATTAGCAGCTGTTATAGCAGCAGTAGGAAAATTATCTCAAATACCAGGGTTTAAAGAATTAGTCACAGATGGTGGAAACTTTTTACAAATAATAGGAACTGCTATTGGACAATTTGTAGGTGGAATTGTAGGTGGAATTTCCAAAGGCATTAGTAGTGTATTACCAGCTATAGCTAATGACTTATCAGATTTTATAGACAATTTACAACCATTTATTAAAGGTATAAAAGCTGTAGATTTATCTATGCTAGAAAAAATTGGAATTTTATCAGCATCAATTTTAGCATTAGAAACATCTGGTTTTATTTCTGGAATAATATCTTTATGTACAAAATTTACAGGAACAAGTTTAAAAGATATAGGTAAACAATTATCTGAATTTATTGGTGATGATGGTATAAAACCATTTTTAGATGCGTTATCAGATATTGATCCTAATGTTATGTATAGTGCTGAAGCATTAGGAAAAGCTATGTTAGCTTTAACTACTAGTAATCTATTAGATACTATTACTAAATTCATAAATGGTGAAGCAGATTTAAGTGAATTTGCTAATAAAATCGGTCCATTAGGTAAAGGTATTAAAGAATTTGCTTCTAATTTAGGAGAATTTAAACCTGAAGAAATAGAAACAATAAGATCTGGTTGTGAAGCATTAAAAGTTATATCAGAAGCAGCTGGAGAAATACCAAAACATGGAGGAATTAAACAAGCATTTACTGGTGATAACGATTTAAGTACTTTTGCTGGACAATTAAAGGGTACTGGTGCATCAATAAGAGATTTTGTAATGGAATTAACAAAAGATGATGTATTCGATTCTTCGAAAATAGATGTGATAAGATCTGGTTGTGAGGCATTAAAAATATTAGCAGAATCAGCTGGAGAAATACCAAAACATGGAGGAATTAAACAAGCATTTACTGGTGATAATGATATAAGTACTTTTGCAGGAAAATTAGGAAAAGTTGCTGAAGGAGTAAGAGGATTTGTTTGGGAATTACAAAAAGATAATGTTATAACAAATGAAAGTATAGATAAAATTCACGCTGTTAGTACTATATTATATGCTATTTCTTCATTAGGTCAAATAGATATAAGTGAAGCAAGCAGTAAACTAGAAGAATTAGGTGCTCGTCTTATTTCTTTTGCTAATAAGATTACAGAATATATCAAGAGTTTAAGCACAGTATCATTAGAAGATTTACAATCTAGTAAAGATAAAATAGATCAAATAATAAATATAGCAAATACTTTAGCAGAAGTAAGTAGTGAACCTATTGAACAATTAGGTGAAAGACTTAAGAATTTTGCTACTGATGCTTTAAAGAAATTCACAGATGGTTTAAACGATGAAAAACCTAAAGAAGATGCATCTAATGCAATGAAAGCTTTAATAGATGCTATAATAAAAGCTATGGACGATAAAAAAGTTGATATTGATAATAGTTCTAAAGCCATAATTGACACGGCAATATCAGCATTAAAATCAGCTGATATATCGAGTACTGAACAAGTTGGTAAGAATTTTGTTCAAGGATTTGCTAATGGTATAAATAATAATTTATATTTAGCAAGAGATGCTGGTAGTGCTGTCGGTAAGAAAGCCTTAGATGCTGCAAAACAATCTATAGATTCACATTCACCATCAAAAGAAACATATAAATTAGGTACTTTCTTTGATCAAGGATTTGTTAATGGTATTAAAGCTTTTGGTGATAATATATATAAAGAATCTTATAGCGTTGGTGATAGAGCTAGAATTGGTTTAAGTAAAGCTATTAAAGGTGTTTCTGATTTAATAACAAATGGAATAGATGATGATATTACAATTAGACCTATATTAGATTTAAGTAATGTCGAGTCAGGAATATCAAGTATTAGTGGCATGTTCAATAATCCATCTCTTGGTGTTTCAGCTAACTTAAATGCTATTAGTTCTGGAATGAGAACATATCGTCAAAATGGCGGTGAAGATGTTATATCAGCTATAGATAGACTTGGTAAGAATCTTGGTAATACAAGTGGTGATACATATAATATTAACGGTATCACATATGATAATGGTACAGAAATACAAGAAGCAGTTAGTACATTAGTAAGAGCTGCTAGAATTGAAAGGAGGACGTAGGTATGGGAATGGAAGGTGATCGCTGGCATGTCCAACGAGGTGA